GCGGGATCTTTGTGGACCCGACCCGTGCAGCACCCGAGCTCCGCCCCCATGACAATATTGTGGCCCATACGATCGAACTTGTCAATCAGCTCCGCCTGCGGCCCCACAAAGAAGACGTCGCCCCCGTCCGTCAGCACAATCAGATCGGCATCGGGCGCATCCCTGATGCCCTCGATATACAAGGACGTCCTCCAATCCCACCCACCCCACTTCATCCCGACCCCCAGTATCCTCCTGTCCCTGAATCCATTGAACTCCGCCGTCGTGTCCCATACCGTCGAATCACCCGTATTGACCGTCAACAACAGGAGTTTTGGCATTTATAAATATTAACAAAATAAAACCCCGTGTGCAAATGAATCATCAGACTCCATGCGGATCTGGGAAAAAACAGATCCTTCCCAACCAGGGTTGAAACCAACCCCTCCCCCTCAAACGGCTTAAGAACAACTTCGGCTACCGGTCTGAAGTTGGTTTGAACTCTGGTAGGAAAAGTCAGGTCGTTGCGGAATTGGCAAACATAGTAAACAACCAAGTTCTGATTTTTTCGTTCCTCATCCGATTATCCCAAACCCCAAATTAAACCCAAACCCAACTCGATTTTGAAGACACTTAAGAATTCATCTGATCCTTAAGGTGGGTTTAATAATGAGGAGATCTGAGTAAACCCGAGTAAATCCAAAGTTGACCCGGACAGGGTTTGGATTATCCTGCAAATCCATCAAAAGGATGTCATGAAATTTTTTTGATGGTTGATATAAAAAAATTAAAAGGCCCAGAGAGAAATGACGGTAAGGAAGGAGATAATGGGGCCTTTTATACGGTCGTCAAAGGGGTTGATATCGTTGTACATACTGGCGACCATGGTCATGTATCTCCTGCAGATCATCATCCTTCCGAGACTGATTATGCGGTTCAGGATCATGAGGGTTGCGGTATTGGTCTTCTTCATCCTCGCACTCGGATACGCAAAGAACCAGATCGAGGCGATCCTCCCGGTTCGGCTCTTCCGCATGATACGCGAACACCTGTTCACTCAGACGATCGAGGCGCTGACGACGGCGTCCCACAGCATAAGACTGGGCGAGTTCATCACCATCATAAACTACCTGCCCAGAGAAATCCGGTACCTGTCGGAGAATACGCTCCACCTGATGCCGGCGATCATGGGGTACATCCTGATAACCGGCTACGTGTTTGCGACCATGTCCAAGAAGGCGGGCATGGTCCTGGCTCTGGGTGCGATCGGCGTCATTGTATATCTGAGGACATCACCGAGAGTCGCCGATCTGATCGGGCTATCGTCAAAGAGGGCGATCGACATGCTGGACAACAATACAAAGATCGCGCAGGACATTTTTTTGTTGGATCACCTCTACATGACCAACCAGGACTCGAGCGCGGTCGAGGAGCACATATCGAGAGAGGCGACCCTGCAGGACAGCTTCCAGTCGTCGACACAGGTCGGCAACCTGGTCGTCCTGACCCTCTCCGGTTGGACGGTGCTCATCATCTTCTGGGCCGGGTTCTGCATCCAGGCCGAGGATCCACACGATATCAACCAGTATGTCCTCATCATGGGCTTCTTCTTTGCCATCCTGCTCACCTTCTTCCAGCGCCTCTGCACGTTCATCATGTCCATGCAGGCCGTCGGGGTATACTACGACGCATTCAATAATCTGCGCCGCCACTCCCGCAGGACAGACACACCCAAGGATGCCAATACCGCCAACGACACATGGGATATTTCCCTGGACAAGGTATCAATCAGCCATGACGACAAGCCCGTCGTACAGGACATGACCTGGAAGATCCCCGAGGGCTCCAAGTGGGTTCTCGAGGCCCCCTCCGGCTCGGGAAAGACGACGCTGCTCCGAGCCATCATCCGTCTCATCCCCATATCGGGGGGCGTGATCACCATCGGTGGTGTGAAGTGGGACGAACTCAGCATCCGGACCCTCCGCAGGAATATAAGGCTGGTCAACCAGGACACATCGCTCACCGACACGTCGATCTACAGGAACATTGTCCCATCGGGGAGCTCCCCGACCAAATCCGATCTCGCCGCCACACTCCGGAAGCACGGCCTGTTGTCCATACTGGGCGGCGACAACGCCCTCGACAGGGAGTGCGGCAATAACGGGGCCTCCCTGTCCAAGGGCCAACAAAAAATCATCGTCATTGCACGCGCCCTATGCGCACCCAAGCCACACGTCTTCATGTTCGATGAACCCCTCGCCAGCCTCGATCAGCAGACGCAGGACGGCATCATGAACTGGATCACGGACGCGACCAAGGACTGCACCGTCATCATAACAACCCACATCACCAAACACCCCGGCTTCCAATCCTTCCAAAAATTCAAGCTCATCACCCCGAAGCAGCAGCCCTGATCATCCGAATCGATCATGTCCAACCACAACCTGACTTTGTCGACCTTACCTTCTGGCTGATCCAAGTTCAGGCAGCTCCTAAAAAAACATCATTCGTCGAACCCCCCATCCTGCTTAAGGATTCATCAAATCCTTAAGTAGTCTGGAAATTGGATTAGATGTGGTCTGATTTATTTTCTGACGAAATCCGGGGGGGTTTTAGGGGATCCATGCCATCATCTGCTTATCGACGACACCGAAGCCGGATTTTTGGTAGAAGGAGACGACCTCGGGGAGGGGGTGATCGATGTAGACGATCTTGCGCCGACCCTTGAGGTGATCGAGCATGTTCTTGCCGATGGATCGGTTGGAGCAGAGGATGAACACGGTTATGCTCTCCGGTGCTTCCTTGATGAGCGCAAATCCCCCAATGACGGGTTTTCGGGGCATCCTGCATAGCTCGATGGCTCTCTCGGTCGGATCGGGGTATTTCTGGCTGAGCATCCGCTTGAATTGAGCAAAGGATACGGTCGATACATCGACTGCGCTCTCCTTGCTCCTATAAATATCAATGGGACGAGGGATGGCGCACCTCTTCATCCGACGCGACCGGTAGCACGCGGGCGGCGGGCACTCGGGCGGGAAGGACGACGGGACCCTGCGCACCGCGACCAGCATCCTGATCATGGGATCCTTCATCATTTCCCGAATATAATCGGTGCTGATGGCCTCCTTGCAGAGATGATCGATCTTCTCCATGGTCAGCCGGGGCGTTATGCCGGTGAACGGGTGCTGCGCTTCCACGAACTGGTACTCATCGCGGTGCGCCCGGTAGGTGCTCCGGACGGCCGTGGTCAGTGTCTCAATTGCCCGACGCCTGCGGAAGCGCCTGCACAACCCATCGAATGGCTGATCCCACCTGTCCGGGCGCCTGACAATCCCCAACAAGACAATCAGATCACACCTCGTCAGCCGCGCCTTGCGCGTCCTGCCAGGAGGAACGGCCTCGCACACCTCTGGCGCCTGCGATGCGACCGCCCGAATGATGCGCGATTCGTCCAATTCAGGGAGCGGTATAATCTGGTCCTTGTAGAGACGGTAGTACCTGCCATTATGGAGTGCGACGATGCGGTGATTATCGAGCATGGCGATGGCCTGGATCCCAGGGATGATTTTGTGAACGTCCATCTTTTCTTTTGTTTTGAAGAAGAAAAAAAATGGGTCCGGACAAAAAATAAATCTGAATAAAAAAAAGATGGACATGGCAGACAATCAGGATCAATAAGATCCCCGAACAATCAATCACAACAGTATTGACAGAACTACGAAAAACAGATACGAGGATGCTACTTTGCGGCTTCTGCCCAGCAGCATCTGTCGATCCATCCTCGATGACGGTCTCGGACATGAATGACGGAAGATCCCATAATCTTTCCTTACAATCATGACAATGTGAACAAGGAAGATAAGAAGACGGGCATGACGCCATTGATGATTGCCGTCAATCATGATTGGCTCCATATCATACGCAGCGTGGCAGGTAGCATGAATAAACGGCAGGGTTGAAACCAACTTTAGGCCGGCTTAAGAACACGATGTTGTTGTTAAGGCGTGTTAAAGTTTGATGGGGGTTGGTTTCAACCCTGTCGAGAAGGGTGGTAATCAAGACATTGTGAATCTCTTGCTGACACAAATGTTGGAAGGTGTCATCAAGCCATTCCTGCAACAAAATCCCTCGATCATTCATCAGGAAGATGTGATCGGAGAGAGACCGGCAACGATTGGTCGGTCGGTGGGTGTTCATGTGAAAAAATTTTTATTCCTTGTCATTACAGAATAAAAATAATGACGGATTTCACGATCGAGGGCACGAACCTCCGGGTGCCCACGGACGACGGATCCCAGACCGTCATGATACGCACGGGAGGGTGTGAGGACGAATACTGGGTCGACTTCTGCCCCGACCAGTCCCTTGTCGACATTATCAGGAATCATTACCGACCGGGCGATGTCATTATCGCCGACGACTTTTTTAAAGACGTGGCATGGGAGGACCGTCATGTGATCTTCATGACCGCGAACGAGCACAACAAGACCATGGACACGGTCATCCACCTGATATCGATGCTCCCGACCACCTTTTCAAAGTCCAACCGCCTCCTCATCGTAGGCGGGGGCATAACACAGGATGTAGGCGGCTTCCTGGCGGCCATCTTCAAGCGCGGCATCCCCTACATCCTCATCCCGACGACGCTGCTCGCCATGACCGACTCGTGCATCGGCTCCAAGGTGTGCCTCAACCTGGGCAGCAAGAACCGGCTGGGGCTATTCTACCCGCCCGCCGGGGTGGTCCTGTCGGGGTGCGAGCTCCGGACCCTCCCGGATGAGATGATCCGGTCGGGCCTGGGTGAGTCGCTGAAGCTGGCCCTGATCGGCGGCTGGGGAGCGTGGGACGAGTTCTGCGGGCTTCTGGATGAGTGGCGCCTGATGGATATTGTGAGGCAGTCGTTGTATATCAAAAAGGCGGTCATCGAGAAGGACGAGTTTGAAAAACACGAGAGGAAGGCCCTCAATTACGGCCATACGATAGGCCACGCAATCGAGGCGTGCACCGCGTTCGAGATCCCCCATGGGATCGCGGTGCTGCTCGGCATCATCCATGTGAA